GTGTGGGTCCCTCCCTCTCCCCTGCAGGGAGAGGGGATTTCTACGGAGAGACACATGAAATTCTGGTTTGGCCGGAAGGCCGGGCGGGGGGCCGTCCGGCCTTTGCTGTTTCGCGCGTGGGGGGCGGCGCCTTCCGCGGGGGAGTGGCCGCGAAGCTACGAGGCGCAGGTGCGCGAGGCCTATCTCGGCAATCCGGTGGCGCAGCGGGCGGTGCGGCTGGTGGCGGAGAGCGTCGCCTGGGCGCCGCTCAACGCCTTGCCCGGCGGGACGTCGGCGGCGCGCGCGCTTGCTTTGGCGAGTCCCGCGGTGCTCGAGGCGGCGGCGTCGCAGCTCCTGCTGCACGGCAACGCCTACCTCCAGATCCTGGTCGACGCCGAGGGCGCGCCGGCCGAATTGTTCGCGCTCCGCCCCGAGCGGGTGAAGATCGAGCCGGGCGCGGGCGGGTGGCCGGCGGCCTATCTCTACAAGGCCGGCGAGGCCAAGACCCGGCTTCCGGCCCGCGACGGGCTGGGGCGGCCGAGCCTCGTCCATATCAAGGCAACCCATCCGCTCGACGACCATTACGGCCTCGGCTGTTTGGGCGCGGCGGCGGGGGCGGTGGCGATCCACAATGCGGCGACCCGATGGAACAAGGCCCTGCTCGACAATGCGGCCCGGCCCTCGGGCGCGCTGGTCTACGCGCCGGGCGACGGGGCGGTGCTCGCCGACGAGCAATATGAGCGGCTGAAAGGCGAGATCGAGGCGGAATATTCGGGGACCGCCAATGCCGGACGGCCGATGCTGCTCGACGGCGGGCTCAAATGGGAAGCGATGAGCCTGTCGCCCGCCGACATGGATTTCGTGGGCCTGAAGGCCGCTGCGGCGCGGGAGATCGCGCTCGCCTTCGGGGTGCCGCCGATGCTGCTCGGCCTGCCCGGCGACGCGACCTACGCCAATTACCGCGAGGCCAACAGGGCGCTGTGGCGGCTCACCGTGCTTCCGCTCGGCGACAAGATCGCCGGCGCCCTGGCGGCGGCGCTGGCGGCGTGGTGGCCGGGGCTGACGCTGACGCTCGACGTCGACCAGGTGACGGCGCTCGCCGAGGACCGGCAGATGCTGTGGTCGCAGGTCAGCGCCGCCGACTTTCTCAGCCGCGGCGAGAAACGCGAGATGCTCGGCTTCGGTGCCGGCGAGGAGGAGAGATGATAGCGGAAGGCGCAAGGAAGGCGGGCGCGGCGGCGGTGGGATCGTCGATGGTCGCCCTGCTGCTCGCCCAGGCCGAGGCGCAGGGGGCGGACCTCGTCACCCTGCGCGGCCTGATCGAGGAAGCGAGCGAGCTCGGCGCCGAGAAGGCGCTCGGCGCGCTCGGCCTCAGGGACCAGGCGGCGCGGCGCGACATGGACGAATTGCGCGAGCTGCTCCAGGCCTGGCGCGACGCCAAGAGATCGGCGCTTCAGGCGATCGTCGCCTGGGCGGTGAGGATCCTGCTCGCGCTTCTCGTGCTCGGCATGGCGGTGAAGCTCCACCTCTGGGACATGGTGCGATGAGGTTCGCCGGATATGCGGCGGTGTTCGACCGGCCGGACCGCGGCGGCGACGTCGTGCGGCCGGGGGCGTTCGCCCGGTGCCTGGGACGGGGCGGGCTCGTGCCCTTGCTCTGGCAGCACCAGGCGGGAAAGCCGATCGGGCGGGTCGAATATCTGAGGGAGGACCGGCGCGGCCTCAGGGTCATCGCCCGGCTCTCCGAGGGCGCGGCGGGCCGCGAGGCGGCGTCGCTGCTCAAGGACGGGGCGGTGAGGGGGCTGAGCTTCGGCTATCGGGTACGGGCGGCTCGGGGCGAGGCGCCGCGAGAGCTCACCGACGTCGAGCTGGTCGAGGTGAGCCTCGTCACCCTGCCGATGCAGCCCCGGGCGCGGGTGCACGCGCTCGAGGAGGCGCCTCGGGCGGCCTGATCCGAGACCGACACGACGAACCGAATTTCGAAGCCGTCCCAATTCCGGGGCGGCTTTTTTGCAAGGAGCGAACGACATGACGACGACACCTGTGGCCGAAGGCGTGGGCCTGTTCACCGACGGTGCCACCTTCAACATCCCGACCGGCACCGACCGGGTCCGAACGTCCGGCTACCGGACCGTCGGCCAGGGCGGCGGCGACTACCTGCGATGGTCGAGCGCCAAGGCCGCCCTGCCGTCCGTCGGGACCGGCGAGAATGCCTGGTGGTTCACCGACGCCAATGGCGCGAAATGGTATCCGGACCCGGCCAATTTGCGGTTCGACCAGTTCGGCGCCCATGCGGACGGCACCACCGACGACCTGCCGGCCTTCAAGGCGTTCCGCTCATGGGCGCTGTGGGCGCGCTATGCAGTGACGAGCGAATATGCGTCGCTGCCGCGGGTGGAAATGCCGTACGGGGCGCTCTATTCGTCCGACACCTGGGATTTCGATTTCGGCACCGTGCACCTGGTCTCGGAACCGGGCGGAGCGCTCGGCGGCAGGGGCTGCTCGATCGTCTTCGCCGCCGGCAAGACCGGCATTCGAGTCCACTCGCCGATCACCACCGGCGACACCACGCGCAGCCAGGCGCCCAGCGCGGCCGGCTCGATCTTCTACGGGATCGACGTTCAGACTTCGGGCGCGGGGTCCACGGCGGCCGACGGCTGGCGCATCAGGACCGCCTGCTCGCTGATCGGCTGCGCGGCCTGGAACTTCAACCGGCACGGAGTGAACGTCACCGCGACCTCGCTCGGCGGCGGAAGCGTCGAGGGGAACGACAATCTGTTCCGGATCGAGGGCGGCAACTACCACCATAACGGCCAGTGCGGAATCTTCTGCGACGGCGCCGACGCCAACGCGGGCACAATCAAGGACGTGAACGCCAGCTTCAACGGGACGTGGGGCATCTACGACAGCTCGTTCCTCGGCAACACGATCATCGCCTGCCATACGGAGTCGAACGGGCTCGAGGGCATTTCCGGCCCGACCTACGCGGTCAACACGGCGGGAAGCCTCTGCAACTATGGCGGGACGCGCTACTGGTGCAAGAACCCGGCGGCGGCCTCGACCACGACGCCCGGCACCAACGCCGACGTCTGGGGCCCGTTCGGACCCGCCGACGGGACCAGTCCGACCTGGACGACGGGCAAGACGTTCATCCGCGGCGGCCCCTATCTCGTCGACGAAGCGAGCAGCCGCACGCTGCTGCTCGGTTGCTATTCGGAGGGCAACCAGGCGCCGAGCGGAATCGTCAGCGACGGCCTCGCGGTCGGCGGCCTCCACGGCGCCGGAGTCATGGGACCTCAGATCCTGTCCCAGCAGGGCATGATCCTGATGACACCGTTCGGCACCCAGGTCCCCGCCTCGGACGGGACGACGACCCAGCTCGCCTTCGGTCCCCAGAGCCCCGGCGACGCGGACGCAGGCACCGTCGCCGTCTACGGCCGGAGCAACGTCGCCTCGTTCGAGCAGCGGATCAAGGTGAACAGCGACGGGACGCTCTATTTCGATGCGTTCAACAGCGGGAGCACCATCAACTTCGCGCTGTTCGGCCCCAACGCCGCGGCGATCGCGGGGCGGCCGGTGGCCTACAAGCCCTATGCGGTGGAGCTCATCCTCGGGCCGCTCGACGGGACCAGCCCCCGAGCGATCACCTACGGCTCGGCGGCGCCGACCGGCGGGACCCACGCCGCCGGCGAGATCGTGTTCAACAACGCGCCCTCCGCCGGCGGCAAGGTCGGCTGGGTCTGCACGACGGCGGGGACGCCGGGGACCTGGAAGGCGTTCGGCGCGATCGACAGCTGAGCAGACGGGCGGCGGGGTCGGAAGGCTCCGCCGCCAGCCGCTTCCGCCGCCGCGGCAGGCCGGCGGAGCAAGGGAAGAGCGAGCCTGCCCCAGGACCGGAGAGGAACATGACGGAACTGGCGATCCCGGCATGGGGGGCGCTCGGCGCGCTCCTCATCATCACATGGAGGACAGGAAAGATGACCAGTGCAACGAAGCGGCTCGACGAATCGGTGGCGCGCATCGCCAAGGACGTGAGCGACGTCGTCGAGCGGATCCGCGGCAATGTCGCGCAGGACAATGATGCGGTGCTCGCGGACTGCGACAAGCTCGCCGCGCTCAGCGAGGCGCTCGAGGGCCTCGGCGGCGGCGAGGCTCCGCCGGCGACGGAAACGGAGCCGGTCGACCCGGCCGCCTGAACGGTCCCCGCCGGCAGGCCGGGCAAAGCCTGCCACTTTTTCTAAAGACGCCCTGCGTCCAATCAGCCGAGGAGAAGACCATGCTGGAAGTGAAGAGCGATGCGCTGGAGGCCTCGTTCGAGGCGCTCGAGCGCGAGGATGAGGACCTGGCCGAGCTCAAGGCGGAGGTCGCGCGGCTGAAGGCGCGGCTCGAGGCGGGACCAGCGGCGCGGCCGGCGCTTGCCGAGACCAAGGCCGAGCGGTCGGCGTTCGTCGAGAGCTATCTGAGGAAGGGGCTCGAGGCGGGCGTGGAGATGAAGGCGCTGTCGGCGACGTCCGACGCCGCCGGCGGCTATGCCGTGCCCGAGGAGCTCGACGCCGAGATCGACCGGCTGCTGACCTCGATCTCGCCGATCCGCTCGATCGCCAACGTCGTCAAGGTCGGCACGGCCGGCTACCGCAAGCTGGTCACGGCGGGCGGCACCCCGTCCGGCTGGGTGTCGGAGGTGGCGGCTCGGCCCGAGACGGACACGCCGACCTTCATCGAGATCGCGCCGCCGTTCGGCGAGCTCTACGCCAATCCGGCGGCCAGCCAGACGATGCTCGACGACGCGGCGTTCGACGTCGAGGCCTGGCTGGCCAGCGAGATCGCGACCGAGTTCGCGCGGGCGGAAGGGCAGGCGTTCGTCGCGGGCTCCGGGGTCAATCGGCCCAAGGGCTTCCTGACCTCGCCGGTGTCGGCGCAGCCGGACGGGACGCGGGCGTTCGGCACTTTGCAGTTCGTGCCGACCGGCGTCGCCGGCAGCTTCCCGTCCGGCAACCAGACGGACAAGCTGATCGACCTCGTCCAGGCGTTGCGGCCGCCCTACCGGCAGGGCGCGGTGTTCGTGATGAACTCGGCGACGGCATCGACCATCCGCAAGTTCAAGAGCTCGACGGGGGCGCTGCTGTGGCAGCCGTCGCTGACCGCGGGACAGCCGAACACCCTGCTCGGCTATCCGGTGGTCGAGGCGGAGGACATGCCCGACCTGGCGGCGGACAGCCTGTCGGTCGCCTTCGGCAACTTCAAGGCGGGCTATCTGATCGCCGAGCGGACCGAGACCCAGATCCTGCGCGATCCGTTCACCCACAAGCCGTTCGTCCACTTCTACGCCACCAAGCGGATTGGCGGCCAGGTGTCGAACAGCGAGGCGATCAAGCTGATGAAGTTCGGCGCCTGACCGGCGCCGAATCCCGCCGGCCTCACCGGCGGGGATCCCGCGCCGCACCGGTCCCCCCACGCCCGCCGGTGCGGCGCACCCACCATTGCTCCAACAAAGGAGGCCTCGATGGCCGATCCCTTCACATCCGTCGCCGACAGCGCGACCGCGCCGGCGCGTCTTGCCGTGCCGGTGGTTCCGAGCGACACCGTCGCCTTGCCGGACATTCCCAAGGCTTTGTTCGTCGGCACCGGCGGAGCGATCGCGATGCGCGGCGTCGGCGGCGGCGCCGACCAGGTCTGGAAGAATGTCCAGGACGGCTCGATCCTGCCGTTCCGGGCGCAATTTGTGCGGGCGACGGGAACCACCGCGTCCGACATCCTGGCGCTCTACTGATGCCGGCGATCGTCAACGCGGCCAATTGCACGGTGGCGGCCGGCGAAGGCGGGGCTTTCCTCGTCACCAAGACGGGCGGCAATCCCGACATGCCGGACGCGAGCGCGGTGTCCGACCAGGCTATGGCCGGCGATTTCGTGCTGCGCGCCCACGCTCTGGGGAATCCGCTGCTCTACGTCGGAGTCAGCGCCAATCCGCTGGCCGGCAACGGCTCCACCACGATCGACCGGGCGATCCAGCTGAGCGGGGCCAGCGGGCGCTGCTACGAGAGCGGCTTCTTCCGCCCGCCCTTGTTCACGCCGGTCGGCTTCGTGTGGCTGAAGCGGACGGCGGACGTGCTGCAATATCTGACCGGCAACGACCTCGCGACGGCGATTGCGGTGCGCACGGTGAGCGGAGTCACCGGGCCGTTGTGGTTCGACAGCTCGCTGCTCCGCGCCGGCGGCGCGGTCGAGGTCAAGTTCGACCTTCCCTCGGCCTTCGCGGCGAGGAAGCGGCGGCGGCGCCTGTCGCTCGCCCTCTCGCTTTAGCGACACGGAAGGACTTGAGATGATCGAGATGGAGCCTTTGGTCCTGCCGCCGGAAGCGGCGGGGGAGGCGAAGGCGTGGCTTCGCGCCGTGCACGGCGAGGATGACGTCGCCATCGCTGCTTTGGTGCAGGCGGCGGCGGAGCTGTGCGAGCGGTTCACGGCCCGGGTGCTGCTCGCACGGGGCGTGCGGCAGACACTGCGGGTGCGGTCCGGTTGGCTCCGGCTCGGCCGGAACCCGGTGCGCTCGATCGGCGCCGCCGGGACGGTCGGACCGGACGGCGCCGGCTCGCCGCTCGCCGCCGACGCCTACGCGATCGACATCGACGCCAACGGGGATGGCTGGATCCGGCTCGAGGCGGGCGCGGCGGAGCGGATCAGCGTCCAATATCAGGCGGGGCTCGCCGGCGCGTGGAGCGATCTGCCGCAGGCGTTGCGGCATGGGGTGACCCGGATGGCCGCCCATTTCTACGCGCTTCGCACGGGAATGCCGGGCGACGCGCCGCCGGCTTCGGTGACCGCGCTGTGGCGGCCCTACCGGCGGCTGGGCCTCAGGTGATGCTGGAGGCGCTGGAGAGGCGCGCGGCGGCGCTTGCCGAGCGGCGGGTGCGCCGGGCCGCATCGGCCTTGGCTGCCGCCCTGAAGGAGGCCGCGCCGCCCGGGGTCCGCGTCGAGGAGAGACCCGACGGCGTCGCGCTGGCCGGACGCGGCCTGTTGCGGCGCCGGCCGATCGATCCGGCGCTGCGCTGGATGGTGGAAAGGACGATAGGATGAGCGCGAGCGAAACCCTTCAGGCGGCCCTGGTCGCGGCGCTGCGCGCCGGCACCGGCCTCGCCGTCTACGACGCGGCGCCGGCCCAGGCGGTCTTCCCTTATGCGCTGGTCGAATGCGGTCCCGAAAGCGACTGGGGCCACAAGAGCGGCAAGGGACGCGAGCTCAAGGTCGGGGTCACGGTGCGGGACGCCGGCGAGCGGCCGGTCCGGCTGCTCGGGCTGATGAACGAGGTCGAGGCCGCGCTCGAAGCGCCGCCGACGGCGGAAGGCTGGCAGGTCGTCACCTTCGCCTGGCTGCGCAGCCGAAGCCTGCGCGAAGGGCGCTCGCCGGGCCCGGTCGAATGGACCGGAGTCGCGGAATATCGCGCCCGGATGCTTGAGTCGGGGTGAGGCTTTCTGGTCCTCCCTGTCGGCGGAGCCGATGGGGAGGGGGACCGCCGAAGGCGGTGGAGGGGCATTATTGAGTCAGATAGCCCCTCCACCGCACTTCGTGCGATCTCCCTCGCCACGAGCTGCGCTCGCAGGGAGGATTGGGGGCGCCGCTCAGCGCGGGAGCGTGTTGGACTCCAGATAGTCCTTATACTGTTCGAGCGCGTTCTGGCGGATGTCGGCGATTTCCGACTTGGCGTTCTGCTCGGCGTCCGCAGGACGGATCCCGACGGCGCGATCGGCGGCGATCGACTTGGCGCGGAAGGCCGTTTCCTCGGCCATGCAGGCGGCGTTCGCCTTGGCCTCGAAGGCGTCGGCCGCCGTCTTCACCTTCAGGTCCGCCTTCACCAGCGCGGAGAGGCAATGGCTCAGGGCCTGGCGCTCGGCATTGGGATTTGGCGGAGGGCCGGACGAGGCGCTGGCCAACGCGATCAGAAGCACATGCGAAATCATGGCGAATTCCTGTGCAACGGTTTGAACCAAGAGGAGATTGATCCATGGCCGCGGAAAAGGGAAGTGCCTTTCTGCTGAAGATCGGGGACGGCGCCGAGCCGCCCGCCTTCGCCACCGTCGCCGGCCTCAGGACGACGCAGATGTCGGTGAACGGCGAGCCGGTGAACGTCACCAGCAAGGACAGCGGCGGCTGGCGCGAACTGCTGTCGGGCGCGGGCGTCCGGTCGGTATCGGTGGCCGGCAGCGGCATCTTCACCGGATCGGCCGCGGAGACGCGATTGAAGTCGAACGCACTGGCCGGCCTGATCGACGATTACGAGCTGAGCTTCGAGAGCGGCGAGCGGATGCGCGGCCGCTTCCTGCTTACCCGGCTCGATTATTCCGGCGATTATAACGGCGAGCGCAATTACAGCCTGAGCCTCGAAAGCTCCGGCCCGGTGACGGCGCTGTGAGCGCGGCGAATCCGGCACGCGGCGAGGCCTCGTTCAGCGTCGGCGGCGCGCCCCTGGTGCTTCGCCCGACCTTCGAGGCGCTGGTCGCCGCGGAGGAGGAGGAGCTCGGGCCCTTGCTCGCTTTGGTCGAGCGGGCCGCTGCCGGCGAGCTCAGGCTCGGCGAGATCGCCGCCTTGCTCTGGCATTGCCTCAGGGACCGGCCGGAAGGGCTGACCCGCGAGCGGCTCGGAGCGGCACTGGCGGAGCAGGGGCTGGCGAAGGTCGCGCCGCTGCTGCGCGGCCTCATCGCGCAGATCCTGCAGGGCCATGGCTGAGTTCGCCGAGGCCGCGTCCCGCCTGGCGGGCGCGGCGGCCTTGCTGCTCGGCTGGCGGCCCGACGAATTCTGGCGCGCGACGCCGGCCGAGCTGGCCGCGGTGCTGGCGGTGGCGAAGGGGGAGGCGGCGGCGGGGCTGGACCGCGCCGAGCTCGAACGGCTGATGGAGGTCCATCCCGATGGATGAAGAGATCGAACGGCTGATCGTCAGCGTCCGCGCCGATACCGGCGCCTTCGCCCGCGACGTCGCCGACATGCGCGGGCAGCTCGAAGGGCCGCTCGCGTCGGGCGCGGCGCGGGCCGGGCGGCTGGTCGAGGATGCGCTGCTCAAGGCGGTCCGGACCGGCAAGCTCGGCTTCGAGGACCTGAAGCGGATCGCCCTGGCGGCGATGGCCGAGATCGCCGCCGCGGCGGTGCGAACCGGCATCGGCGCGATCGGCGCGGGCGGTGGCGGCGGGCTGCTGAGCCTCGCCGGCGGCCTCGTCTCGGCGATCCTCGGTGCGCCGGGCCGCGCCACGGGCGGCGCGGTCGCGCCGGGAAGGGCCTATGTGGTCGGCGAGCGCGGGCCCGAGCTGTTCGTGCCGACAACCAGTGGGCGGATCGACGGCGCCGCACGTCGCG